CCCCTCTTAGCATTTGTGTAGTTTCCTCCACCACGGTAGGGCACCTTACCACCAAAGGAAGTAATAAATATAATAGTTGGGGACTGCGACCTTTCCATGCAGGGTACAAATAGTTGGGACAGGTACATAGGGCCAGTAACGTTTATGTCGTAGGCTCTTCTAAAGTTTTCTGGGGTTTCATTAATAATATTGGTTGGGCCCGACCCGCCGCCAGCATTATTAACCAAATGATCTAGTGTTATGTCTTTGTACTTCTCAAAGAAGCACTCTATTGCTTTAGAGTCTGTTACGTCTAGTTGATAAACCTCAACGTTGTTAGATACAAGCTTAGAGACTTTAGAAAGGTCTCTTGAAACAGCAATAACTTTATACCCATTTTCAGACAGGCGCCTAACTGTCGCTAATCCTACGCCTTTACTGGCCCCTGTAACTATTGCTGTTTTCAATTACATGCCTTGGTTCTTATTAAGCTCCATGTTGTTATGGATCCAATGTCCAGGGATCATATATTTAAAACCAGATTTTACAACGTGTGCTGTATGGAAATAGGGCGGAAATGCTGGAAATATTACAACGCTATTTTCCTTTGGCTTTAGGCCAAAGTCGATTGCTTTATCTGCAACAGCTATATCATAGTCTAGGTCTACTCCTGGAGCTGACCCTTTAGAAAAACCATCAGCGCTGGTCCACCCGCCGTCATAGTCCTTTAGTTGAAAAGATATTTCTCCGCCTTCACAGTCATCGTTTAGGTACATAACTAATGAGTACCTTAACGTTTTATCCCCGTCTAGTTGGTCAAAGTGTGCGCCCATGCCCACTCCAGTATTGTACTTTTTTATGTTAAAGGTTGGAAAAAGCCTTGGCTCATCAAAGTCTCCCAAAGAAGCGGCATAGTCTTTGCAAACATTATACATTGTAGTCATAATAGCGTTGTAGATATACTTACTTTTTTCTGCTACTTCAGCTGAATCCTGCGAAAAGATTGGGCTAAGCTTGTGTATTGCATTAATATCAAAAGTTTTTGTTTCTCCGTAGATAAAATCTTTATCATTAGAGGCAGTCCAAGGGTTCCAAACATTTACCCCTGAATCTGGGTATTGTTCAAGAGCATCTAACTCTTTTAAGATTTTTTTAAAAGTACCAAAATCTTCAATAGCATCAGTATAGTAATATGCTTTTGGGTCTAGTATTTCTCTATTCATGCTCTTCTTCCTTAGTATTTATTTCTTGTATAGTGGTCTTTTTCTTTAATGAACCCGACAAGAACGTACCTTATTGGACCATCCCCTACGTGCTTGACGCCGTGCTCATACTCTTCGTTTCCTGGAAAAAATAACATAGTTCCTGGTTTAGGTTTTAACTGAATATTAAGATTTGGAAAAAATAACTCGCCATCCGCATAGTTATCGTTAATGTATACAATTGTAGCGTACTTTATAGAGGGGTCTGTTTTTTGATCAGTATGCGCTTTTAACTCTACCCCTGGTTGCATCCTTTGAATTGTTGCAAAACCACTTAAAATTAATTCTGGGTCAGCTTTTATTACCATTGAGTTTACAACGTCATATAAAGGTCTTTGAATTTCATGATGTAGTATGTTAAAGTTTTTATCTTTCCAATTTTGAGTAATTTCAAACTTACCCTCAGCAACCAGATTTTCTACATCATCTCTGCCAAATTTTTCCATGCAAAAATACTTTAAGTTTGCGTGGTACTCTACTTCCCAATCTTCTTGAGATGTACTATGAATAATGTCCCAAAAAGTGTCTATTTGGTCTTGTGATAGAAAATTTTCAACAGAGAATAGTTCTGGGGTAATGTCTGTAACTACATAACCACTCTCTTTTAGCTGTTGTTTAAAAACCTCAATCATTTGAAATATCTTCTATTTTGTACTTATTTCCAGCAGCATCTAATTTCCAACCCTGCTTAAGAAGCTCTTGCCACTCTGCTCGTTCAATTTCTTGTTGAGCTCTAGTGGCTTTCATTTCTTCAGCCCAAGCATCTCTTACTTCTTGTGGATAATCTGACTCTTCTCGGTCATCCCAGAAAGATCCAATGGTGTATCTTACGCCGCTTTCTATTAAAGAAACTTCGTGCATGTTATTAAATCCGCCGTCAAATACGGCAAGCATTCCAACCTCTGGTTTAATCTCTATATTTTGACTTGGGAACTTAAGTAATCCGCCCTTAAAGTCATCATTAAGATATAGAAACCCAGCATAGCGGCTTCTTGTAAATGCGCCCGAGTTTCCTTCAGCGTCTGTGTTGTCGGAATGAATTCTTGCGTATGCTCCTGGCTCCCACTTTTGTGTGTGGTACCCAATTTTACAAATTGTTTTTGGGTCTAAATCGTGGACTGAGGCAATTGCTTCTGGCATTGCTTTTTCAATGTCTGAAAATATAGTTGGGGAGAGGCCAGCGTCAATTACTTCTTGGTCGTTATCTTGTGGCAAAACTGAAGAGTATGACTCATAAAATGAGATAGGCATCCAAGAAATTGCACCGTTGGCTGCTTGAGCATCCAGGGCTTGAATCATTTTTTTGCAGTCTTCTTTGCCTATAAAGTTTTCATAAACAACTAGGTCTTTTGTTATTCTTTTTTTGTTTTTCAAATTCATCGTATTTTTGCTCCGTCTAGTTATTTATAAGTGATTTATCTCCAGCAATAAGCTTTTCTATTTCCTGCTGAACAAGGGCGTACTCTTCTTCAAATACTTCTGGGGTTCTGCCTTCTCCCATAGTAGCGGGAATTCCTTCTTCTAGAAGGGCCTCTTTTAATGTCTTTTCAATATCATAATTTAAAACAGTGCACTGAAACCAGTTTGCTACATACCCATCTTTATCAATAAGGTACTTTTCAAAGTTTCCGCCCTGCTCAGCACCATTAGAAATAGGCTGATTAAGCCAAGGGGATAGGTACCCGTCTCTATCTGGAATGCCAAGTTCTTTTTGTTTTGCAGCATATGCGTGCATTTGGTCTTTAATCTCCCGATACAATTCATGGGTTTCTTGTTTAGGCTGACCTAAGCCGTTTACAGAATTATCCCCTTTATGCTCACTTAATGCATTTGCACTTTCATTTGGGTTTGATGAGACCATTTCTGAAAACTGAAAAGTAGTTCCATAAACATCTTTGCCGTACTCTTGTGAGTCCGCCCCACAGGTAATACCTTGTGACCACTTACCCTTAGTAATCCCTACCCCACAGTAGTCATTAGTAGGGATAGCAATTACCTGGAAATCATCTCCGCCGTACTTATCTTGAAGCCATTGTAGAACTTCCATCTGGTTTGCATTGCCGCAGCCAACTGTGGTGTTTGCCAGTAGCGTTACTTTACCCTTAAACTGGTTTAAGAAGCCCGGAGACCCGTCAGCCGAGTTAAGCGGAATATCATAGATCGATTTCATGTGGTTTATTGTACTCCGTTACTACGGCTTTCTATCCCCTGTATGCGCGGTTATTTCCCAAAAAAATGGGCATGTAAATCTTAGGCCGCTCTTGATCTCAGTAACCCCGTGAATGTAGTTTTTATCCCCTGGGAAGAAGTAAGCGGCGCCCTTTTTAGGTTTAAACTGTACGCCCTGCAGTGGGAAGTAGAGCTCCCCACCTTCATAGTCGTCGTTTAAATAGAACAGACTCGAGAGGTCATAGTTTGGAAAATCATTAGGTGTTCCAGCATCTGGGCCCTCATGAAGCTCTTTATCAGCATGAGGTTTTTGAAACTGCCCAGGGAGCCATTTAACAATAGTCGTACCAGTTGGAATAACCTCTACCTTATAAAACTCTTCAATAATTGGCCTTAGTCTTTGAAATAGCCCTGCAATTATTGGGGATATCTTTGGATCATTTTTATCCAAAGTGGGTTGGGTTGCAACCCTATCTTTCCAGTAATCTGAGTCGTAAGTGACTGTACCATTCTCATTTGTATGGCTTTGAGTTACATCCCAGATTGTTAGAGACTTAGCTGCTTTTTCTAAAAACTCTATCTCTTCTTGAGTCATAAAGTTCTCTAGCTCTACGATCATGTCTTTGCTATCTCCAAACCAGCCAGACGGTGTCATAGACGGCGTTCTTTTTGCTACGGTATATGAATCTTTGTTTTGTTCCATGTTCATAGTATATTCCCTTTCGTTTTATCTACTACCCCTAATTTTAATGCTTTTACTTCATGGGAGCCTTGAGACTCTTCTTTTTCATTTACAGCGTCTCTATACCAGTCTGTCCATTTTCCAGCAGAGTTTATTGCTTGTGCGGCAGTCCCATAGGACATGTTTGCATCTAGTCTTTTTCTGTCTGGATCCCTATACTCAACAATCTCAATATCTGTCCCATTTAAATTTGACAAAGATATGGGGATAATTGTGGCAACTGGGGTTCCCGCCTTAATAACTACACGCTTATTTGCAGTCTTTGCCTTGATAGCTAAAGGCAACGGGTTGTCATAAAACGAAGTGCTAATTAAAGACGCCATTGTCTCAAACTCATCACTAAAATAATTTACTGGGTTAATGGTAAAGATACTAACATCCTGCTCTGTCCTAAAAACTAAGCCTGTATTTAGGCTTATAGAGGACTGACCTCTTCCAGAATAAGATCCTTCTGGACTAAATACTTGAACATGATCTGGAGTTTGGTCGTTTACACCATCCCAAATAAACTCAATATCTTCTAGACAAGACAGGCTCCAGCCAATTACATTTGATTGGGTTACTGGAAAACACCTATAAGCATGGTTCTCTGATGTTGCATCCATCCAGTCTCTTTTAATTGACATAGGTTGGATATCAAACAAAGCCCCCTGTGTTTTTTCAACGGAGATCTTAAACATTAATCTGCGTCTGCGCTATACATTTCTGGAGTATGGAACTTTTTGCTGTAGTCAAGCATTGTTACAATAGAGTACTTAGTTCCAGAGGTTACTGGCATTGCTTGGTGTGGGTACATAAAGTTTGACGGGAAAATAAACAGGTCTCCAGCTTCTGGTTTAACCTTTAAGTTTTGCAGTCTAAAGTAGAGCTCCCCGCCCTCATAGTCATCATTGACGTATGAGACTAGAGAAACAGTGCAGTTATAAGAAAAGCCGTGGTCATGGTGCTCCATGAAGTGCTGGCCTGGACCATACTTAATAAAGTTAAACGCTTCCCAGTACTTTAAATTATTAATATTATACATTCTTGAATAATCTTGTACCGCAGGCAGTTTGGCATCATACAGGTCTTGCCAAAGGGTTTGAAGGTTTTGTGATATTTCGCTTTTGTCTGGTTCTAGATCTGTTTTTTTAAACTTAAAGTCGTTGCAGTCTCTATACTCTGGCATAAGCTGTTTATACCCAACATAGGCGGGTTGCCAAGCGTATCCAGTCGTATCTCCTTCTGGCTTAAGGTTAGCCTCAAGCCTATTTATCACATCAAAACTTTCTTTAATAACTCCCTTGTAACGAAATATGCCGTTTCCAAGGTCTTCTTTTTCTGTCCATGTCTGCATTATGCTCTCCTATTTGTAGTCTCTTTTTGACCAAATTTTGTTTTGATATACCCCACCATCAGGCTGGCGGTAAAATTGCATGTTATTAACTAGTTTATCATACATCGTAGATTGATCTGGAATTTCTATTTTGTGCTCCCAGTTTTCTCGTTTAAACGGAAGAACCTGCATGTATGGGGTTCCTTCTGGCAAGGTACCTTCCCAGCCTTCTGGAAGAAAAAATGGAAAAGTTCCAAGTAAGTGGAGTTTATCCGAGTCTACGACGCCAGTAGTATTTAAAAATGGTAAGTCAAACCTATTCATTGGCGTCATAAACAGGGCACTGTATCCTTCTGGAAGCTCTAGCCCCCAGGGAGAACTCCAAGCAAAATGAGTTTGGTAGTATCCCTTTGGGTGCTCAAACTGTGGCATTGGAGGCCTTTGGGTACAAAAATCCTGATACTTAGGGTTATCAATCTTTACATCTATAATTCCCTGATCGTTTTTATAAAAAACTAAATCGCAGGGTGTCTTAAAAACGTACCCGGTTGTAAAGGCGTCCATAATAGCTGGGCACGCTTTCCACGTAGGAATCTTTCCATAGTCATCAGTTGTGCCTTCTTTAGGAAATGGGCAAACTTCTTTTGGCGCTTTGTAGTATTCCCCGTTTGGCATTTTTGCAAATCTGTCTGCGTCTTTATACCAATCTGGCATTTGTGTTTGTGTTGGTACGGGGACAGAAATATGCTTCTTATCTATCCACGGCCTAAAAGATCTAAATATAGCTACTAAAGACATTACTTGTGCCCCAATTCATTGATATCTGTCATAACAACAACGCAGTATTTTGTCCCTGAAACCATCGGCAGAGAAGCATGTTCATAAATATAGTTTGACGGGAAGACTGCAATGTCCCCTACTTTTGGTTTATAAACTAAATTATCAAGTCTTGGGAACTTTAGATCTCCACCCTCATAATCATCATTAATATAGATAACGGCAGACACAGTACAGTTATATGCGGGACCGTGATCTGCATGAATATTAAAGTGGGTACCGCTTCCCTCATACTTTACAAAGTTAAATGCCTCGTAATACACTACGTTAATGCCCCAATACCTGGCATAATCATCTATGCAGTACTTAAGCTTTTGATAGATTTCTTCATGCAAGTCTATAAGTTCTGCATTTGTTTCGTCTCTTGGGCCAAGGTTTTCCTGCTTGTACTTAAAATCTACGCAGTCTCTTGCCTTCTTAACTGGAACGGCAGACTGAGTAACCTGTGCTTCTGACCACTTATACTTATTTCCTGGAGATAGGTTGGACTCAAGAGTATTGATATATCTGGTGGCATCCTCAATAGAGAAAGTATTTTGGTAAACGTGTAGGCCCAAACCTAAGTTTTTGACGCTTACTTTATTATCTAGCGCCCTCTCAGGAACCCTATTTGAGGCTGTCTCTGACCTATCTTTTGTAAACCAGGCATTTTCATTTTCATCGTGCATTTTTATACCGTCCTATAAATTAATCGAGTGGTTGTTTTTTCCATTTTCCAATAGGGCACTCTGCATCGGCAAGTGTTGTTTTTAGAGGCATAATGCACCCGCATAGCTTACAGCTTTTTGTAACTTTAATGAGGTTTTCACAAGAGAGGCACTCGTCAAGTCTTTTTTTAATAATCTCTGGGTCATTAATTTTTTTGCCAGAATCAATTAGGTGCCAAGGCCTTGAGTCCCCAAGAGCTTCTTTCCACTCGCTCCATTTAGACATGAGCTACTCCGGATCAGTAAAAGTTGCGCCATCCCAGATAGAGCCGCGAACGGCTGTTTGACCTTCTGGTACTTTAATAATGATAACCTCTTGAGCAAACGCAGCGGCGTTCATCAAATCTGTGTGACTATTTTTTGGGGCCACCGTAGTTAAAAAAACGGTGTTGTCTACTAGGAAAGAGTATCTTCCCCAGTCAGGAGTGTCATTGAATCTTTCAGGTCTTTCTCCGCCTACAAACGATTCACCATCCCAAACTGATCCAGGATATACCTCTGGAATATCTGTTGTATTCATTGTGATTATTGGAAGTCCACTATCTAACGCAGCATCAATACGCTGGATTAAAGCGTGTGCTTTAGGGCCATCAAGATGCAGCGTATTAAAAACTTCGTAAGAGTCTTCAGATACTTTTACTGCGTATGCGTATGTGCAAGTCATAGTATTAGTTTACCACAGCTTAGTAAGCACACTGACAGCCGCAACCCGCACCAAAGTCGTAAGCGCAGAAGTAACAGGCTGAACCACAGCCACCAAAGCTTGGGAAAGATGGTGGGAAGAAAGGCGGGAAGAATGGTGGAAAGAACGGGAAGAACGGAGGGAAAAATGGTGGGAAGAACGGAAAGAACGGAAAGAATGGTGGAAAGAATGGTGGAAAGAACGGAAAGAATGGCGGAAAGAAGGGCGGGAAGAATGGGAAGAATGGGAAAAATGGTGGGAAGAATGGAGGAAAGAATGGGAAGAAGGGTGGAAAGAATGGTGGGAAAAATGGTGGAAAGAATGGTGGGAAGAATGGGAAGAATGGAAAGAACGGCGGAAAGAACGGAGGAAAGAATGGGGCTAGGGTAGTAATTGATCCAGATGCAGGCGAAGCAACGCTTGTTCCATTAGCGTTAGTGGCAGTAACTGTGTAAGTCTGCGAGGTATCCGCGGTATCATTAATAGTAATTGGGGAGGTAGCACCTGTGCCAGTAGTAGCATCAGAGCCTGTTACGGTAAAGCCAGTAATGGCGCTACCGCCAGTTGCTGGGGCTGTAAAAGCAATTGAGTTCTGATTAACTCCAGCAGTTGGAGTTGGCGCAGACATTGTTGCAGGAACTGTTGTTGCGGTAATAGAAGCAGAGGCTGTAGATGCCTGAGAGGTTCCGGCAGCGTTTGTTGCGGTTACGGTAAATGTGTAGGATGTGGCAGACTGAAGTCCAGCTACTGTAATTGGAGAAGATGCGCCAGTTCCTGTATATCCGCCAGGAGATGAAGTTACAGTAAATGATGTAGCGGCAGGAGATAGTGCAGGCAAAGAGAAGGTAACTGTCGCTGCGCCATTGTTAAACGCTCTGCCTGTTCCAACATCTGTGGCAGATACGCCTGTGGGTGCTAATGGCTCTAGAAAGTCATTTGATGCAGCAGAACGTCTGCCCGTCTTCTTAGCCATTTATCCCCCCTATTATGCTGTTAGATCGCCGTAAACTACCCAAGTATTTGTTGCTCTCTTGAATAGTGTGCATGAAGACCATGTTGTTCTTAGCTTTAATCCCGGTGTTGCGTTTACTGTTACTCCAGCATCTCCAGCAATTGTTACCTGTCCCGTAGAAGTTTGGAGAATATCAATAGATGTTCCAACCGGAAAAGCCACTGCTGAGTTTAGAGGGATAGTAATTGTTGTAGCGCTTCCACTAGCAACTTCAATTAAACTATCTCTTTCAGTTAATGCTGACAGTGTGTATGACGCTGTCTTTTGAATAATTGGTGTGCGTGAAGGCGCAGCTTCTTTTGTTTGTGTTCCGTCTGAAAACACAATTCCTTCCGCAGGAAGAGTTACTGTTCCAGTAAATGTTGGTGAAGCAAGTGGTGCTTTTAGTGCAAGATTAGTTGTGACTGTGCTAGCAAAGTTTGCGTCATCACCAAGTGCTGCTGCAAGCTCATCAAGAGTATTAAGTGCTGCTGGAGCACCTGATAGTAGTGCGTTAACTTGTGATGTTGCATCTGCGATTGCTTCTGACTTAGCAGTCGCAATTGCTGTAGCCTGTGCTGTAGATACTGGCTTTGCTGTATCTGCTGTATCATCAACATTGCCGAGGCCTACCATAGACTTTGTAATACCAGAGACTGTACCTGTAAATGTAGGGTTTGCAAGGTTGGCTTTTAAATCAAGAGCAGTCTGTTGCGCGGTTGATACCGGCTTGCTTGCATCTGCCGTGTTATCAACATTTCCAAGACCTACGTCTGACTTAACTAATCCCGCTGGGGTAGTAATTGTTTTATTTGTAAGCGTTTGAGATCCAGTTGTTGTTACAAGAATGCTGGTATCCGTAATCCCATGAACAGCGGTAGTATCTGAAGAATGAGTAGAAACTGCACTATCGGCATAGGTCTTTGTAGCAAGCTCTGCTGTATCTGCAATGCCATGTACGGCCGTTGTATCTGCAATGTGTGTTGAGACTACACCATCAGCATAGGTTTTTGTGGCTAGTGCTGAAGTATCCGGTATACCATGAACATCTGTAGTGTCTGAACTATGTGTGCTTACAGCAGTGTCTGCGTATGTTTTTGTGGCAAGTGCTGCTGTATCCGTAATTCCATGCACATCCAAAGTATCTGTAGAGTGTGTAGAAAGTGATGTAGAGACTGCATTATTTGCTGCACTATCGGCATAGGACTTAGTAGCAAGCTCTGCTGTATCTGCAATTCCGTGGACACTTGTTGTATCTGAAGAGTGTGTAGACACAGCGCTGTCTGCATACGTCTTTGTAGCAAGCGCTGAAGTATCCGCAATGCCGTGAACAGAGGTTGTGACTGAAGTGTGTGTGCTTACCGCGCTATTTGCGTAATCTTGTGTAGCAAGTGTTCCTGTTGAGTCTGGAAGAGTCAATGTTCTATCTGCTGTAGGGTCTGCTACTACAAGAGTAGTCTCAAAATCATTTGCAGTTTGGCCTTCAAACACAAGGTTGACACCAGTGCCCAAAGACACTGAGCCGGTAAAAGTAGGGTTATTAATTGTGGCGTAGAGGCTTGCTGCAGCTGATGGAGTTAAGGTTATATAAGGTAGGGAAGCCCAAACTGTAAGTCCGTCTCCAACCTTAAGCTTCTTACTATCAGTTTCTACGCCAACCTCTCCTTCAAGAAGGATTGGGTTTGATGCGGTCCACTCAGCCGCAGTTCCCCTGCGTAGTAGAATACTAACTGCCATTACGAAACTCCTCCGTCATAAGACCCTGTAAATGAGGGGGTATAGGAAAATCCCCCATCTACATCTGGCGTTCCTCCGTAAAAAGAAGCGGGCGTTCCACCATTTATTTGAAGCTGACCCGCACCACCAGTACCAATAATGTCAGCCCAAATTGAGCCGTCATATATTCTTAATTTTAGGGTAGTAGTATCAAAGTATAGATCACCTGCTCGTTGGCCAACAGGCTCGCTGCTTTTAGCCAGTACGTTTAGAGGTACTAATGACTTTGTACTCATTTATGTTATCCGATTACAACTACTCTGTAGGCATTGGATGTTGGTGCAGATGCAAAGCCAAGTGTTACAGTAGATGTTGTGGCGCGAATGTTATCTACAATAACCTCTTCGCCAGTAGCTACTTCGTAAACTTGAACATGAACGTCTAGTGTTCCTAGATTGTGAGTAATTGTGTAAGAAGTAGCTGAGGTAGAAAGTGTCTGTGAGAACTTGCGAGCTACTACAGTGGCATCAACAGAGATAGTGTTGGTTCCAACGACGATACCATTACCAGCACCAATTGCAAAGCCGTTAGCGTCTGTGGCAGCACCAGAGTTAGTAGCAAGCTTGATTGCTCCACCGTTAGAGTCTGTCTTCAAACCACCTGTTGTAGCTGGGGCAAATGTAAAGTTAGTACCTGTAAGAAGAACACCGTTAGAAGATGTGAATGTTCCGGCACCTGAGAACTGTGCAAAAGTAAGGGCAGTAGTTCCTAGTGTAATAGGGTTGTCAGTTGTTAATACCCAGCCGCTATTTCCGTTTAC